GCATTTTGTCAAAATTAGCCTCCAGCTCGGCGATTTTATTATCGCGGTCGCTGATAGCCGACTGGTAGCTTTTAAGTAGTTTTTCGTAACCCTCAAACAATACTTCCTGCGGCGCCTTGGTCTTGCGGCGGGCCAGCTCGGCGATTTTATATCGGAAAACCCAAGCAACCAACACAGTAAATGCGCTCATGGCCGCTATGGCTAGTGCTGTGCTATCACTTTGCTGTACCATGCGCCCCACCTTTCACATGACCGTTTAATAGCGGCGGTGCAAAAAATACTATTAGGCAAAATTGTACCCAAGTGATAAATAGCCATATTGCCATGATCCCGTTGATGTTTTCAAAACCAACCTTTATACCGAGGGCAATAAGCGAGTATGCGTACATGGCCTTTATAAAAAGCCCGGTGCCAAGCATAAAGCGTATGCCGCGCCAGGCGTTTATTACCAAAGTAAATAATAATACCAGCGCATTAAGGGCAAAGGCAGCGCCAATAAAGTGCTGGCTGAATAACCTATAAAGCGCCAGGCCCGACGTATCAGGCACGCTATAGACTACATACCCCAGCGCCAGATTTAGACCAACATAACCAATGCACAGCCAGAAACTAAGCGGGCTTACTATTATTAGCGGAGGCCGGGCTTTTCGTATATTTGCGTTTAACATGGCTAGCTTGAGTATATGTCATTATTTGGTGTTGTACTAAGGCTATCAAGGCTCTGCTTGTAATCAAGGCTTATAGCGTGCAACTCGGCTTTCTTAAACCACAGATCGCCCGCCGGATTGGCATATACGATGTTTTGGCTATACGGACCGGCCGTTTGTTGGACCTGATTTGCCGGTGGGGCGTCCGTAGGCACCAGCATGGCGCGTTTTACGGCCTCCATGACCACCCATTGCACATTTGCCGCAAAAACGGTGCTAGCGGCAACCTTGGCGTCTAGGTCAACTTCTACGTCCTCGGCTATTTGCCGCAGTCGGTTGCTGGCCAAATCAAGCAAGACGTTCGCCCGCGTAATTTCGGAGGCCGTAAGTGTTCGCCAAAAGGCTGCTAGCTGATCGGTGGTTGCATAGGCGCTCATGATGTTATATCCCCTTTCGGTGGTTTCGGCTGCATAAACGTAGTGGCTGGTAACTTGGCGCGGGCCTGTTGTAGCTGTTCTGCTTGCCGTAAGCTAATACCCAGCATTTGGTAGCCCTCAACCGTTCCTACAAGCTCTGGCATGGCCTGGAATAGCTTAAACATGGCGTCGCCGGCCTCGCCGATATTGACCCTAAAAATAGGTTTCCAGGCCGGCACAAGCGCCTTTAGCCCGTCAGGTATGGTGTTTATGCCGTCAATGGCCATGCGCAAAGTAATGGCGATTTGCTTGATCTGCTCGCCCATTTCGCTTTGGGTGGTCTGTGCCTCAAGCACTAGGTCGTCGCTCATAGCCTCCAGGCTATCGGCTGTCGTAGGATTGCCGGTTTCATATCCAAGGTTGCGCAATGTAAGCGCCGTTTCGGCGCAAAAGTCGCGCGCCTTGTCTTTTTTGGCCGTTTCAAATTGGTTAATTGACATTTGGCCGAGCTGGCCAATATCTGGTTTGTCGCCGTCCTCATCTTTAGTTATGGCCCAAACCTTGCCAATAGCGCTATCTAGGTTTTGGTCTTTTTTGGCGCCCTCGGCCAGACCATTTATATAGCGCTGGGGCAGGGCGTAAAACTCCTCGGCTATTTCCTCGCGCCGTTTGAGCCTTGAAACTTCGTTAATAATGCGGCGGACCGTGTTATTGATACGGGCCTTGCCTAGCGGCCGGTCGGCGCTTGGGCGGCGGATAATCGGCAGGAGTAGGCAGCGGCCGGTCGGGTTTGGCACAACCTCAACTAGCTCGGCATTTTCAAAGGTCGCAGTATATTGCTTGGTGAATAAAATGTAGTCTTGCGGGTCGTATGTGAAAAGCCGTTTGCGGTTCGGTCGGCCGGTGCTGCTCGGCTTGGCCCAGCGCGTAACTGCCAGCCCGGCCCTTAATAGACCAGTGTGCGGATCAACCCAGCCAGTGGCCTCGGTAGCCGTGAATGGCACGAGGATTTTTTGCGGAGGTGTAGGCATGGGCCCGTCACCGTCAATATCATCGTCAGCGTCTTTATCGCCTATGGCCACGAAAGCGCACCCAGCTAAAATGGCGTCGTGCTTGGCTTTGTTGATAACCGGCAGGGCATTTATTTGTTTGAATAGGCCATTAACTCCAAAGGTATCATTGATAAACCCGTCAAATACAACGCGGTCGCTAAGAATATTTACGGCGCGGGAGGCCCAGCCCACGCCTGGCCGCATACGTCGCATTTTCGTTGGCACGGATATGCCATAGTCGCGCGTATCGTTGTCGGCATTGTAATAATCGTACTTGATCTGCACATAGCGCTCATATTTGCCAAGGTTAAGTACCAGCCTTTCGGCTTGTGTCGCTATTTGCTCTAATAGGGCTTGTTGCTGTTGCGGCGTCATGTTTTACCTTTTCTTTGCCGGTTTTGCCGCCCCGTAAGCGTGTTTGTAATTTCGCTATTATTATAACAGATATTGTAATTGTAGCATAAGCTAATTACAACACTGGTTTTACCGTTTTAATTTTAATGATTGCGCCTGGCTCGTCCTTTTTGTAGGCAGCCTGGGCCGTTATTTGCGGTACGTCCTGCCATTTATCATCACGCAACACTAAACCCTCAACCAGCATATCCAAAATGCTTGTCAGGCGGTTGTCTAGGTCTGCCCGGCGCTTAGTCCCAAATATTATTACAACGTCAATAGCCACCGGCTCAAAAAAACGGTGTTTGGTTTGGCTGCGGACTTGCCATAAAGCTGATTTTTGCCAGTCATAAAATGCCCTATTTGGTACATATGCGCCGGCGCGGGTACGAACCCGGCTATTCTTTTTTGCCGGCGTTGAGCCAGTTAATATAATTGTTATCAATTTTGTCCCCTATCAGCCAAGGGTGTTTTTAGTGCTTGTTCTAATGGCCACCCACGGCTTAATCTTTTTCTAAGGGTTGGTTGCTTTAATCCATGCTCGGCAGCTAATTGCGTTAGGGTCATTGTATTACCGCGGTATTCTATATAGTGATTGCGGGAGGTGTTATTGCTTTGCTCTATGCGCGTAGCCCACCGACAGTTTTCTTTGCAATATCCTTTGTTGCCGTCTATCCGATCTAGGCTGGTGCCTGGTGGCCGCTCGCCCATGTCGGCAAGAAATAGCGTAAATCTTTCCCACCTTGGATCATAAATTATGCCCTTGCCATGCCATAATTTTGAGTTTGTATATTTAGGATTATTACATCGGCTTTTCATGTTATACCAACTTCTATAAGTTGGCGTTCCGACGTAATTGTGTTTTTCTCTTACTGTTATTTTATGGCGCATAAGGCCATGTTAGTTTTATATGTACCCAGTGTCAAGAACAACTAATTTTTTTGTGGCTTGACATAGTTATCTAGCAATCCATTGCGCGACATGTAGCCCTCTGTCCTAATTGAGCAGTCGCAAGAGCTGTGGCGCCTAAAAACGTCTGATGAGGGGTCTGTGTACGTCCCAGCTAGGTTGCGGCACCATTGGCATGTTTTTGTGCCAACCGTGCTGCGTATAACGGTAGGGTGTTTACCGCTTTGGCGCGCATTTGTCATAGCGTGCTGTTGGGCTAGGGCCGTAACGGAGTTTATATAGCTCGCCACATATTCAGATACGCCTAGCTCACCATTTGACACGCTGGCGCTGGCCACCTTGGCGAGGCCATAATAACGATCGTCTAGCCCTGGACCGGTTGTGTGCGGTATTTCCATATCAAAGGCGTTCATGTCGTACACCTTGGCATAAACCGCCTGGCCCACCTCTCTAAATAATATTTCCTGATTAAGCTGGCGCACTTCGGGATCAATTTCGGGGTTATTTATAAGGCGCATTGCCTCCATTACTTTAGGCAAAATCGTAGGTGTTAGTTGCGAGTAGTCCATTAGTTAAAATCCCAACCGTCAATTGTGTTTTTGATGTTATCTAATATCCCAACTGTCTTTTTGATACGCGTTTGCGAGTATGCCCGGTCGCGGGCCGGTGCTTTTGCGGCCACAAGGGCGTCTATGAGCCTGGACGCTTGGTAATCCGTCATGGCGCCGGTTATCTCGGCAATAGTTTTTGCGTTGCGCACGGTTTCGCTGTTAGCGTTCACAATGCCGGCAGATACAATCAGCTCTTTAACTTCCTTAAAGTCTTTGGTTTTTAGCACGGTCAGATCGGCTATGTACTTACTTTGATCTTGCGTTGCCATTTTCTGCTACCTCATTTTCGCTTATATCTACGGTGGCGCCATTTAGGTGGAGGCGGGCCACCCGTTTGCCCTGGTCGTTTTCTGTAAACTCTATCTTTTCCCAGTCCTCATTAAGGCGCTTGGCGCTCTGCCTGGTCGCTATTACAATTTCGCCATTAAAGCGATTTATATAGGGTATTTTTTTTGCGGCCATAGCCATATTTTAACATAAACAAAAATGACCCCGTTAAAGGGTCATTTTTGCTTGCCGGCGGTTAGGCTAAGAGCTTGCTACTGCGCTCTCAATGACGCTAAACGCGGTGCCGTCAAAGATTGCGTAACCGAGGACAGCCTCGGCCCGGATAGCAATTTCGTTGGTGCGTTTCAGGTCGCCGTTACCGTCTGGATCACCATATTGTATGGTTTCCAGTGGCACTTCACGGGCAACGCCCCATTGGAAAGCGTTAAAGTCGCCCATGATTGCCTTAACTTTGGTGCCGGCTACGCCAAACTCTTGGCGTCCAGATACAGTGTCGCTTGAGGCGGCCTGTAGACCCTGGAAAGTATCAAAGTTAAAGCCCAAGCCCAGTTCCGGGTATAGCGGACGGTTATTGTCGTCCTTGCTGCGGGCCAACTGGCCAGCAAATACCGGATCAAAGGCAATGCCGGTTGCAACGTAACCAGCAGACTGCAAGTCGCTTGCGGCGTTTTCAAGGTCTGCCTGTGCGTCACCGGTGGCGGTGACAACACTAACGTCGTTGCCGGACTTGGTGAAGTAGTTGCTAACGCTAGCAGCTACGTCGCCCGTAGACGGGTTAATGCCGTGGATTGCAATCAGGTCAAGCGCGCGGCTCAAAGCGGTTGCAACGTTGGCTACCAGCCCCTCAACAACGCCAGCCTGGTAGTCCTCGTCCTCCCACATCAGCTCTTGGCTAAAGCGGTAGGTAATTTGGACCTTGTAGGTCTTGGCGGTTACTTTGACAGGCGTACCGTCGCTAGACGACTTATTGTCGCCCTCGCCCACCAGCTCGGCTTTTGGTGTAGCCGTGAATGTAAAGTGGTCGGTACTACCAACTTTAAGCTGCGGGTCTTGTGGGGCTAATTTAGATAGAACACCGCCCCTGATGTTCTTGGACCATGCCCCGCCAGTGTGATTGGCAAGATCAAGGTCAGCGGCTAATAGAGGATTGGCCATAACGATTATTCCTTTCTATGGAATAGTTAAT